TCACGAGCTCAAAGGATAGTCTCCACAATCTTTCACTGGTTACCCAGTAACGGTGGTCTTTTGCTACCCCTTCGCCCCCAGGGCCAATGGCCGAGATCCATGACTCAAAAGTCATTGGAAACAAGCCACCTGGGCGGCAAAGATATGCCAACAACCTACTCAGACGATTATTTAAACCAAACCCAACTGGCAGTTGGGCTAGATTCTTATACCCGAAACCAGCAAAGCGTGCTACATGACTTAGTTTTAAGTCAATGAACTTTGAGCATTTTGCAAAAAGTTCAGCAGCTGCCTGCAAGTTGATTAGACTTACAGACACTTCCGCCAGTGAAACTGGGCTGCAGTCACGTCCACGTATGAAAGTTCGCTTAGCGAATTCCAAACTTCTTGTTTTCGAGATCAGACTTTTGGCGAGTCCAACCTGTACTCCCAAGTCATCCATTATACGCAGATACTCTGCTGCGACAAGTTCGTTACTAATAACGATATCGTCTCCAAGGACCGCATACCCGGTAAACCAACCCTTTGGTTGTTTAGCTCCCACTCGGAAAGCGGAAAATTGCACTATAGCATGGTGCGTCAACGCTAGCATAGCCCACGATGACAGCGCTCCCATAGGCTGACCTACTTTGTACTTAACCTCATTAAACCCAAGATTGTAAGATTTTGCAACCTTTGGGAGTCTGTAAGGTCTTGATACTAATAAGCCCTTCCATAAGAGGGCCAACTTCTTACCCATGATCTCAGAAAGTAAGTCAACCTGCAAATCTACAGGAAGACGATCAGTTGCTGCAGAAAGATCATATGAGAAGAGTGAACGAATGTTCATTTCCTCACATGATTCCAACAGGGCTCTGATTGGTTCAATCTGAGCGAACGTCCCATCAGTCACGATTGCTCGCAACCGCGAGAATATCCAATCATGAAGGGGTTTCATGATACCTTGGATAAGAAGTGGCACCATTGCCACAACTCGTATCTTACCAGGCTCTTCTAAGAAACCTAATCTCCCAAGTGGTAGGGGCTTCCCCCACCACTTGATAAGGACATCTAAACCTACACGGTGAAATACTTCACCTATAGATTCTAGTGCCCAGAGTAGGTCTAACCCATCAACCTCTACTAACCACTCCTTCAGCGCAGAGTAATACTCTACATCTGAATAAATCGCAATTGAATCAATTACGAAATTACATACACTAGTGTTTCCACCAATGCATGGGCTAGCCTTCAAGATCGGAGGGAGAGACTTAGGATCTAGGTCCATAGAAGGGTCTATCCGAGACTCCTTTCCGGTGTGAACCGAAAGAGAGTCAAGGAAGTCACCCCAAAACTTAGAGAACTCACGTCGAATCTGGGAAATATCTTTCCCAGGTTCCGTTATTGTTTTCAACTTTAGCGCTCCTTTGAACTCTATAACTCTATAGAGCCCGAAGAGACTCAACCAAAGTCTAATCACTCCAACGTCGCCAGCCAGTATTGACTGACGGTGACCATGAGGGATAAGTCTTGGTACACCAGATTTGGTACGAGAAATGTTTGCTCCTAATACCCACGGGGATTTCACTTGCATTCCTCCAGCCACCTGCTGTGTTATCACACAACAGGCTTTTAGATAAAAAGCAAGTCCCTTAGAGCCTCGGTTTCTATACATCTTTGCGCAAAACCTTGCGAAATACCAAACAACTTTTATCTTAGACACGGACACCTTACCAAAGATTAACGGAAGCAATCTTGCGAAAGCAACCGCTAATTTTACGTCTGATTTTACACAGACGGACCAGGTGAGGGATCTTGGCACTAGGATCTTATACATATGTTTAAGGTTCATAGTGTTCAATTTCTCAAAGATAAAAGTCACCTTTTAAATTTGTTCACCCTTCGGTTCTCCATTCCCTCCTAGGAGGGGTGGGCCGCAGGTCGCCTTAGTAGGCTAAGGCAGCCTCTTTCGAGGTTGCCCGTGTCGTTGACACTCCCTATATCAAGGAATGATCAGCCCTCCGCCATCTCTGACGGGTTTTGCATTTCGGGTCGCGCCCTAGCGTGCTCTTGTAGAAGGTTTCCCTCTGCGATCACTCGCGTCTACAACTGATCTAGTACCTCTTTTACAGAAATGGTACGACGACTGAAGGGTTCCCTCAGATGGGGATCCGATGTCAAAACTATCTAGTTGCCTAGACCGTAGATTCGTCAGAAGTGACAATCTGACCTTTCCGCTCCAACCAGTAGCTCTCGCTTCCCGGCCGAACTGGCTTTGCCAGCTCTCCAGCTCCTCCTTCTCTTTCGAGTTAGGGTTAAAGCTTTCTAGCGTGCCCTAGTTAGGTACCTACGTTTGTTCATCACCTTTCACAAAGTGATTACTTGTTGAAAGTCCCTAAAACCGGGTAGGTTAAAGGGTTAACTATTTTACTCTCAGGTAATATCCCTGAGAATCTCCCCAAAGTTACTTCCAACATATTCTGACAGCCCATCTGAAGTGTTCACTCCAGCCACTGGCCTGGGGTTCATTGAATGATGCTTCGGTCTGTTCATCTTTACACTAAAACAATCCTCACTTAAGATTCATGATTTAACAGCTTTCCTTCACTGGAGACTGTTAAAGTGCTTAGATTCACATTCCATATTAGGAACCTAATCCTAACAGCGTTCATCCAACTTAGGTTGGCTGATACGCCGGTCCGACTTTGCAGTCGGA